GAGGGCTCAGTTGGTTATTACTTTGCTGAACAACAGATGATTAACGGTTATGAAAGAGAATCTTTCACTTGGGCTGTAACAGATGCTCTTGATAAGAACGGAAAGATAATTACTGCTGATGGCAGTTGGCATTGTATGCCTACAAGTCTTGATACCGATAGCAAACTTGACGGTGACTATGAATTTGGATGGTGGTCTAAAACAAGAAGTCAAGCCAATGGCGTGTTTGCCTCATCCCCAGTTATTACTTTTGCTTTTGAAGAAAGAAAAGTTAATAAGATTAGAGTTACAACATCTGAATACTATGGGCAGGTTAAATCTTTTAGAATCAAGGTAAAGAACGCTTCTCTAGTTGATATTTTAGATCAGACCGTTACATTAACTGGCGATGATTATTATAAAGATATTTATTTAAATAGCGATAATGCTATTTCATCTTCATTTCTTGCAAAAAGAATTGAGATAACAATAATCTCAACAAAGAATGGTTTAGATTATGCAAGAATTCATGAAATTTCACCAATTTATGAGGTTGATATTACCGATCATGTAATTGACTATAACATTTCAAGAGCAAGAGATGTTCATGAAAGCAACCTTCCAATTGGCGGAACATCAAGTCCTAAATTAACTTTAAAACTTGATAATACTGGTAAAGATTGGAATATATTTAATAATTCTTCAACATATGGAAAATATATGAAGAAAGATTTAAAGATTAATGTATCAACAGGCTGGAGAATTAAAAAAACAAATGATGTAATTTCTAATACAGTTTTAAGATCAAACATGAGCAACTCAGCCTCTTCTTTTACTGTTGATAATTCTGATATATTCCCTACAGGTGGAGTTAACAATAATTTTATTGTTACAATTAATCCTAATAAAGAGAATAGAGAAGTTATTCTTTGCAATGCGGTCACATCTACAAATACGGTAAGCGTTACGGAAAGAGGCATTGGTCAAACAGATGCAAATACCCATGCTGCTGGCTCAGTTGTAACCTTTGACCCGTATGAATATGTCAGTATGGGTGAGTTTTATGTGGATGAATGGTCATCCTCAACTTCTGACATGACCGTATCGGTGTCAGCAAGCGACTGGTCAAAGTACCTTACAGAAAAGAAACTTACAAATGGGTTCTTGCTTGAGAGCAAGACTGTAAGTGAGGCTGTTAATAATCTCCTTATGAGAAGAAACTTTCCAAAAGGAAATTTTAAACAAGTTCTTCCGTACAGCCGAGGTATTTCTCAACTTGGAGGCGTTGCAAGATATTCTTTTAGCGAAGACTCAATTGATAAAAATGGAAATCTTACGACTCTTGCCCCCGGTTTGAGATGCCGTTTTTGGGGTATGAGAGAAGGAAAAGAATTAACTTACAAGACTATCAAGGCCGATGTCTTGGAAAAAAACTTATCAGTAGAAGATCGAATAAAGGGCATTAATGCTTACGCAGCCCCTGACAAAACAGCCAGCTCTCCAGATATTTCAGCATCTGCTGGTTTAAATTTGGTAAATTATACTTTTGTTGGAGTTGCTGACTCTGTTACATACACAAAATACTTTAATGGGGTTGTAGATGGCTATTATTTTCCAACAACTACCGGATTTCAAAATATCATTGTTGATATTTCAAATGGTGGAGGTCGCCTATACCTTGATGATTTATTTTTAGTTGGCTCAAGTGAAGAAAATAGTTCTATTTCACTTATTTCAAACCCTGTTTCTTTAATCGCTGGCACCCCATATAAAATAAGAATTGAATTCTTTCATGGTTATGGCGATGCTAACTTCTCAATGAGTTTACATTCTTACATCTCATCAACAAAAGCTCTCATTCCCGCAAGCCAGCTTCGCTCTGTTGTTGCAAGAGATGGGCTGGGTTCTAGGAATCTAACAGGGATTGTTCCAAGTTCTTATTCAGTATATGACATATTGGAAAATCACCATCAGAATGATGGATATATACATCCTAATGCTGCATTAAATTATTCGTCAATAATTGAGTCTGATGATAATAATAAAGGCATTCTTCTTATTGATGACGCTTATATTAGAATCCCAAACCATTCATCTATTGCAGTGACAGAAGAGGATTTTACGCTTGAATTTGTTGCTAAATTTAATAATGGTCATTTTGACATTGGAGATGGCGAATATATTTCATCATGGGCCAATTCAAATCCATCGCACGGATTTGAGTTTTATTACAACAATGTTTCAAGTCATGGATTTAAGATTAAAACAACTGGCCCAACTACGACAACTGCCTCTGTATCTGATGATACCGACCTTCTTCAATCAGAGTTTTATCACATTGCTTTAACATACAAAGCTTCAACAAAACTTTTATCTTACTATATAAATGGAGAGTTAAAAGATACTGATACAATAAATGGGTCTGTTGTTCTTAATGAATCTGATATAACAATCGGAGGAAGAGGGGCTAAATTCACAGCAGGAAGTGAAGTTTCCCCCTCAACTGATAGAGAATTCATTATTGATGAATTTGCAATATATAAGCAATGTCTTACGGCAGATGAGATTACAGATAGATATATTTCATCGCAGGTTACATATATTGCAGTATTCCCTTATTTATACTCTGAGCAAGAGCATTTAAGAGGGGCAATTGATGAGATTACTCTTGCGGATCTTGGTAGATTTTATATTGATGAAGAAGGTTATGGTAGGTATGAGCACTACAACAGATTCTTTGAATCATCAATTAACCAACATGCTGTAAATCAGTATGATTTTAGCGATACTACAAACATCCTTGACTCAAGCTTAGATGTCCAACTTCAGACAAACAAGGTTGTTGTAAAAATCTCAACTGTTTCAAAACTCTCAGATCAGTCAGAAACATTGTGGACTGCAGATGACGGTGTATCACTTGGCGTTGTCAGATTGAAAACAGAGGTGCTAACTGAAACAACTGGATTTGAAGTGTCAACAACAACGAATCCTGTATTTGCAAATGTTGGGTTCTTAGCTTTCAGCAAAGAATCTAATGGCGTTACTCAGACTGAAATCGTTAGATACGGATCCAAAACAGAAAACTTTTTCTTGAATATCGAAAGAGGAAAATTTGGAACCCCTGTTCTTAATGAGGTCGCTGTTAATACAAAGATTAGAGAGGCTAGATATTATGAAGTTACATACGACAAAAAGCCTGCTGTCACAGTACTATCCCCGATTGCAACCGGAATTATTAGTGATGAGCCAAATACTATTGATGTTTTAAAATTTGAGACAAACCCATACACTGCAAGAGTTATTGTTTCTGCCTCTGCTAATGTCGCATATGATACACATGTTTACTTGCAAGGCGAAGACCCAAGATCAAACATTGTTTCTGGTTTTGCAATTTATGGTATTCCTGTAATATCTGTTCAGAATACTGCTCAAGTTACAGAGAAAAAAGAATCTCTTTCTGAGAATGTAAGAAAATACGGTCTTAAAGAATTGACGATTGAAAGCCCATATATAACATCAGAAGACCATGCACAAAAGCTAGCTAAATTTATTATTGATAAAGTAAGCGATCCTGTGCCAATTATGACAATTGATACAATGTGTGTACCAAAAATTCAATTGGGTGATAGAATTAGAATTACATCTCTTGATGCATTTGATGTTACAAATCAAGAATACTGGGTAATATCTCAAGAATTCTCATATGGCGAGTCATTGTCACAATCTCTGACTCTAAGGAAGGTAATTTAATGGCAATTGACCCAAAGATTAATATAAATGAAAATCAAGTTATTTTTAAAAGGGATGGGGGTCATAAGCATGATGGCTTAACTTCATCATTAATTGACTACACTAAGTACTCTATATTTGATTTTCCTGTCTACCCAGTTGCGCAGCCTGGGACTTCTAGAAGAAATTTTGAAGATACAAATGTACAGAACTTAGAAAGTTTTATTATAAACGCCGTTGAAAGAAGAGTGCTTAATCCAAAGGGGATTAGAGTACAGGCTAATGCAATTACTGCAAATGAGATTGTATCAGGAACTATTACTGCTGGTGAATTGGCATCAAATATAATTCTTGTTAATAATGTTATTAAAAGCAAAAATTATAATGGAACTGTTGATGTTGATGGTAACATAAGCGCATATGGAAATACTGGATGGGCTATTACTCACTCTGGAGAGGCTGAATTTAACAATATTCTCATTAGAGGAACTGTTGTTTCAAATAGCGGAACAATTGGCGGTTGGACAATTAATAGCAATACGCTTACTGCTGGAAATGTTACATTAGACTCAGCTGGAAGTATTACATCTGTTTATTCAAATACAGTAGTTACTATAAATAATCCTGATGTTACATGGCCAGTTCTAATGGAGAGTCTTACAAGCACTGGCCAATTTGGTCCTATTGGTATGACAATTGATAATGAAACTGGAACTACATATATATTTGCTGATTCAATTACTACAACTGGTTATATAACCACTGGTGATTATATTGAGTCTAGTGCAGTATATTTAGGCTTAGGTTTTAAAAATAGTGGTGGTGGTGGTGCAGTTGCAAAACTTAATCAAAATAATTTTCTTGCTAATACAAGCAGTTCTGGCGGTGGTCGTGTCTATGTCAACAGTAACAATGTTCTGTATAACGCAGATGCCTCATCGGTTCGATATAAGGAAAACATTTCCAATGCGGAGATTGACTTTGATAAGATTCTTTCAATTCGTCTTGTTGAATTCAACTATAAAGAAGAGTTTTTGGTAGATAGCCAAAATGAAAGAGAAATTGGTGTGATCGCTGAAGAACTTGAAAGTTTAGGTTTATCTAAATATGTGACTTATAGCGCAAATGGGCTTCCACATGCTGTTAAATATGATAAATTATGTCTTTCAACACTCGCAATTTGCCAGTCTCAACAGCAAAAAATAGAAGAATTAGAGTCAAGACTTCAGGCTCTAGAGGGTGTATAATAGATAAATGGCTGATTATACAAACTATTCAATTGTCTCATGGTCAGACACAACCCCAATTACAAGTGTCCGTCTTAACCAGATGTCGGTCAATATTGATCAAGTTAAGATTGTAAATGACGACAAGCCAAGAGGCATTTTAAAATTAATGACTCTTTCTAATAATGTAACTAATAGTTCAAATGCTGTATTTGCAAATACAAAAATTATTTCTCTTACCAATGAGACTATTGGCAATGTTGCCTATGATAACAGAGTTACATTAGAAAGTAGCAGATACTATAAGATGGTATTAAATCTTCCTGGCATTTCTCAAGATGATGCTGGCGGTGAAGATAGTACATATTACATTAGATTTAGAACAGGGAATACGGCAGGTAGTGGTGATATTATTGCTGCTTTTGTTTTAAACTCTGGTGTTGCTACATTCTTAAATACCGCAACAACTGCATCTGCAAGCCTTACTGTTGCCAATAACCTCACTGTGCGAAGTGATATTGCATTTGGAGCAGGTAAGTATGAATTTGTTTTCCGCAATGTTTCTGTTACAAACCAAAGTTATTTTGTTGAGCTTCAAAAGGTTCAAGGGGCTAGTGCAAATAATGCTTCAAACTGGACTGTTCTTGCCTCATCAGGTGTTCTTCAGTTCTATATAGAGGATGCTGGCGGAATCGCTTAAAATGAGTAGGGGGCTTGCATCTCAAAGAAAAGATGTTAAATGGTCCGATGAAATGCCATCCGGTGAAGATAGTGCAAACTATAACGGTGGTAAATACATTGATGATAAAGGCTATGTAAGAGTTCTTAAAACAGATCATCCCAAGAATATTCGTGGCTATGCTTACGAGCATCGTCTTGTTATGGAAGAATATCTTGGTCGCTATTTAGAGCCTTGGGAAACTGTTCATCACATTAATGAAATCAAGGTCGATAACAGATTAGATAATCTTTTCTTATGTACTCACTCAGAGCATAGTGCTGTTCATAAAGAAGGTCATAGAGCTTCTGCTGCAAGAAAAGAAAAAATGAGGGCCGTTGTTAAGAACACAAAACCTCATACAAGAAAGCGTAATCACGCTCAAAATAAACCCATAGAAAACAGGCTGAAAAGACCAAGCATCTAAATATCCTATGGTATGATATTCGTGACTGTAAAGGAGTCCGAATGAAAAAATGTGAAGCAGAAGGCTGTAATCAGACTTTTGAACCAAATACCAAAAACCAAAAATATGCAGATGCAAGTTGTAGAAAATCAATTGATTCTATGGGGCTATGCAAGTTTAGAAAAGAAAATGGACTTGTAGAAGTCCCCGTAAATCCAGTTGTCGGGAAAGCCCCCTCAACTGAATCCGAATTGAAAGTTTCATACGCAAAGTTATTGCAAGAGTATGAAAAGGTCAAGACAAAACAGGATGCAATTGCTGATGCTGTTTATCGCGCGGTTAAGGAAGATATTAAGGATAATAAGATTACCCGTATCCCTGCACCGTTTAAGGATAAGCGAAAGCATTCAGAAGAGGTTGCTGTTGCGGTTATTGCCGACTGGCAGTTAGCAAAAGTTACACCTACTTACAATTCTGAAATTTGTGAAAAGCGTATTGAACAGTATGCAGATACTGTTATTCGTTTGACAGAGATTCAAAGAGCAGAGCATCCTGTCCGTCATTTGCATGTATGGGCTTTGGGAGACATTGTTGAGGGTGAGTTAATCTTCCCTGGTCAGAGCTTCTTGGTAGATGGCGGTTTGTATCGTCAGATTACTGTTGATGGACCAAGAATTATTAAGAACTTCTTAACGAAGATGCTTGAGCATTTTGAAACAGTTACATTCGTAGGTGTAATTGGAAATCATGGCTCAATTGGCGGTAGAGCAAGACGAGATCATGACCCTGAAACAAATGGCGATAGAATGCTTTATCGCATTGTTCAGTTAATGTTTGAAAATGAAAAGCGTATCAAGTTTGTTATACCTGATGGTCGCGGTGAAAGAAACTGGTATGCTATTGACACAATTGGCAACTATAAGTCATTGCTCATTCATGGTGACCAGTTTGGAAGTCTCTCAACTCTCTACTCATTCCAGAAGAAGATTTATGGATGGAAGGTCGGAGCTATTGAAGAAGACTTTGATGATGTTTATTTTGGACATTTTCATACGCCTACAAAGATGACATTTAATAGTGTGCAATGCCGTATTTCAGGTAGCCCTGAATCTACAAACACATATGCAATGGAAAGCCTTGCGGCCATTGGTAAGGCATCACAACCATTGATGTTTATTCACCCTGAGAAGGGAATTGTAACTGCTGAATATACTTGCTGGCTGGACTGATATGAAAACATTAAGACTTAAGTGTGCTACATGTGGTGGACCTAAGTTTGTTGGTGATCCATATTACGCTAACGGTGTATATTATGTAGATGTTACATGCGTTGTATGTAGCCATACAAAAGATATTGAACTTGACAAACTCAATAAGTTCTTAGAAAAGCTTAAACAAGACAAGGTGGTTGTAAATGATAACAAAAAAACCAGTTCTTAATAAGTTCTATAAGTATTCAGATACAATTGTTAAAATCAAGAAAATCAGCAAATCATCAAATAAGATTTTTGCTGAGAGGATTGATAATGGCGAAGCAATCCTGATACCATACGAGCAGTGCGAAATATTACTCATTCGCTTGTATACTGTCGGAGAGGTTGCCAAGATTGTAGAAAAAAGATCTGATACCCTAAGAAAGTATGAGAAAAAGAATTTGATACCATCCCCAAATAAATTTGGCGAAAAGTATCAAAGTTACCAAAGTTGGCGATACTATGAAGAATCGGACATTTATGAGATGATTGAATTCTTCAATGATAGAACCCCTGGTAGACCAGTACAAAAAAACAACATTGATTTAAACTCAAAAATTAAATCAATTCAAGAGAAAGTAAAATTAAAATTCTGAGGTAATTATGGCAGAAGATAAAGTTGAAATTTGGGCATCCCTTGGTATCACCAAGAACCTTGGCAATTATGAATCGCTGAGGCTTGATGCAGGAGCTAAGACAATGGCAGTTTCATTGGAAGATGAAGGTTCTTGGAAGAAACTTTGGGATGCAATTGATATGCAGATTGAAGCAAAGCTAAAAGAACTGGATGATGGAACTTCTAAGTAATTGGAAAGACGAAGCAGTTTGTGCATCCGATATTCATTCGTCAAAATGGGTTTCCTATAATCTTGATGATATTGAATATGCGAAAAACGGTTGTGCAAGGTGTGATGTAAGAAAAGAATGCCTTATAATGGCATTCAAGAATGATTCATTTATCGGAGTGGTAGCAGGTATATCAGAGTATGATTACCTGCTACACTCTTGGCAGAAAGTAAAAGAAGAAGATGAAAGCAACTGGAGAACAGACGATTCTATATTTCCAGGATTGTTGCAAAAAATACGATAAACTATTCATTCCGGATTCTCCACGACAAGAACCAGTAGCAAAAGCAATTTCTGAATTCTATGAATCAGAACTTTTGTTTAAAGCAATTGAGTCTTTTGTCAAAGCAAGGAGCGGTCCTGTGTTAGTATTTGATTTTGCAATTGAATCAAAAACATATATTGATAGAGTCCAATTTAACAACAAATCCGATATGCGCTTTAAAGAGATATTGGATGAAACAAGAAAGAGAATGACAGATGAATTATGAGCTAAGAGTTATTAACTCATTGCTTAATTCTGGCAATTATGTAGAGGCTGTAAATGACGGCATTGAAAATGTCTTCATTGAATATCGTGATATTTGGAACTTCATCATTCAGCATTATGATGAGCATAAAAAGACTCCATCTAAGGATACTGTAAAACATCATTATCCTGACTTTGAATTTATCAATACACCTGAACCTCTTTCTTACTACTTGATTGAGGCTAAGAAAGAATCTCTTTCTTATCAGACAAGGCAAATCATCTCTAAAGCTAATAATATGCTTAAAGACATGGGACCAAAAGAAGCGATGGCATATCTTATGCAATCAACATCGCAACTCTATAAGTTCTCAAGTAGCCTGAAAGATACTGACCTAGTAGGTGAGTGGAAAGATAGAGCCGGTGATTTACGCGAAAGATCTATGCAAGAGGCTAGGGATATCCCTGGTATCCCAAGTGGTATTAGCGTTCTTGATAAGTCATTTGGCGGTTGGCAACCGGGAGACTTTGTTATCCTTTTAGGTTGGACAGGTGTTGGAAAAAGCTTTATTGCTCGTTTGTTTGCTGCTAATGCATGGAGAGCAGGTTATAGACCACTCATCATTTCATTGGAAATGAATAAACAGCAAGAGGGACAGCGACTTGATACATTGTTGAACAATGGAGAAGGTCACTTTACAAATACCGATCTTGTTAAGGCCAACAAGGGGATTGTAGATGGTTATGAGAAATGGGCTGAAAAGACATTTGGAGGTAAGCATCCAATTTACTTAGTTACTTCAGAAGGTCTTGAAACTGCTGACCAGAATATGGTTCAGGCAAAGATTGACCAGTATCGCCCTGACATGGTAATCCTTGACTATCATGGCTTGTTTGATGATGCTAGTGGTGCAAAGACTGAAACAGAGAAGGCTAAGAACTTGTCTAAGGCATTCAAGCGCATTGCAGTTAAGAATGGTATTCCAATCATTGATGTTGCAGCAGTAACAATGAATGAAGGTCATGCGGAAAGACCGCCTGAGCTTGAAGAAGTTGCATGGAGTAAGCAGTTGGCTTATGACGCTGACTTAGTGTTAGCAATTCACCGTGAATACAATTCAGATGTATTCCAAGTAGTATCAAGAAAAGTAAGAAGATCAACACATTTTGGTTTCTATTTAAGATGGAACCTCGAAACAGGAAAGTGGAATGAAGAATGGGAGCTATAATGCCTAAGAAATATGTTGCTGGAGAAGCACAGGACATTGAGACAATTGTAAGATTAAGAAAGTGGATAGAGGATGAGTGGAAGCAAGTACACGGAAACTTTACCAAGACTAATTTAACAACAGACTACGATGCGCAATCAAACATTTTCAAATTCAAACTATACTTCATCAAGTAATATTGAAAGAAATATCAGGGAGTTATTTGATAACTACAACATTCATGTCCATTCAGAGGGCATGAATGAAGTGAACATCTTTTGCCCCTTCCATAAGAACCTTCATAGTCCAGCTTTCTACATTAATATCAAGACTGGCTTATGGCAATGCTTTAACCCATCATGCGGTAAGAAAGGTAACTTTAGACAACTCTATAAGCAAGTTACTGGTAAGCCGTTTACAAAGGACATAAAGCTAGACCATCAAGCTCTTCAGAATACTATTGATAGAGACCTGAACTATGAAGAGGGGGAGAAGGATCAACTAAACATCTCCGATGTTGAAATAGACTATGAGAATCCGGACATGTTATCTAATCTGATAACACTTGCCGAGAGAGGCCTAGAATACGAAACTCTGGAGACATTTGAAGTTGGTTATTCAATGCCAAAAGAAAGAGTTGTTATTCCCGTCAGGGATGCACAATATAAGTTAGTTGGCTTTATTGGTCGTGCAATAAAAAGCGAGCAAGAGCCAAGGTACTTATACAACAAAGGCTTTAAAAGAGCCGATGTATTATTTAATATTCAGAATGCTAAAGCGTATAACTCATGCATAATTGTGGAAGGTAGTATTGATGCAATGTTCATTCATCAGGCTGGATTCCCCAATGTTGTTGCTACACTCGGCTCAAGAGTATCGGAATATCAGTACAAATTGATGAGAAGATATTTTGATTCAATCACTATATTTTCTGACAACGATGCTGCTGGTGAGCAGATGAAGCATGATATACTCAATGCGTGTAGTGGTAAAGAACTCTACACAGTGGAATTGCCTGCGGACAAAAAAGATGCAGGAGAGATGACACAAGAAGAAATAATAAATACATTAACAAACAAAAAAATACATATATAAGGAAGGTATAAACAATGTTTAAATCAGTAAAAACACTATCAGAGTTAGAGAAGACAGTTGCACCAGCACAAGGTGGAAACAAGACTGGTACTAAGAAGTATCTAACTATCCAATCAGGAGAATCCATTAAGGTTCGTTTCCGTCAGGAACTTACCGAGGATGCTAAGAACTTTGATGAGAAGTTCGGAACAGGCATTATGGTTCCCGTTATTACATCCCCAATTAACTGGAAGTGGCGAGCAGCTTCAACTTCCGGAATTGAGAAGTTCGGATTCCGTTGTTGGGGTTCAGAGCAGGTTTATAAGGATAAGGCTTGGAAGCCTAAGACTCACTTAGTCATCAATGTTGCAGTTGAGGTTGAGCCAGGAGTTTGGGAACCACGCATTATTGACACAACTTTTAATCAGCGCCATATTGGTGCAATCTTGATTGAATATGCAAAGGAATTTGGTAGCATTACCGACAGAGAGTATAAGTATTCTCGTACAGGCTCAGGTGCTTCAGATACCAACTACAGCCTTATCCCATTGAGTGTCTCAGAAACACCAAAGGATATTTTAGAATTGCCAATGCATGATCTTGACAATGTATATTTGACATTGCCATACGATAAGCAAGAGCGTTTTTTCACCACAGGTGAAATTTCAAAAGACGAGTGGTAAATAACAGAAAGTGATGCAGGGGAGGGGTAAAAGCCTCCCCTGTTCCTTATTTATATGACAAAAAATATAGCATTAGATTTAGATGGCGTAATCGCAGACATTGGTAGTGCGATAGAAGAGTCTTTAGTCAATCAATACGGTTTTGCGAATAATGACTATGACTATACAAAATGGTTAACAACACATCATGATTGTGAATTATCAAATGACATGATGGGCAAAAGTGTTTTCTGGAAAAACCTTAAGCCTTTTGAGGATGCTTGGCATCAAGTTAACGACTGGTTTAGCAGAGGATATGATGTTTATATCGTTACTGCAAGAAGAGCAGAGGCATCAATGAGCGTTACTCAGCAATGGCTTGATGAATGGAAGATTAATACAATGATTCCAATCTTCTGCAAGATGGGTGAAAAACATCATGTGATTAAAGAGATTAATCCATTGTTCATGGTTGAGGATAATCCTAATGAAGTAAAAACCTTATTAGATGAAGGCGTGAACGCTTACCTCAGAAGAGCGTGGTACAATGAGCCATATTGGGAAGAGCTCCCATCAATTGGGAGCCTATTAGAATTGAAGATAGATGACTGATTTCGTACACTTACATTGCCATTCAGAGTATTCATTGCTTGATGGAATGTCTACTCCGGAAGAGATTGCTAGAACATCTAGCCGTAATGGGCAGTACGCAACTGCCATCACCGATCATGGGACAATGGGCGGTGTTTTAAAGTTTCAAGACGCTTGTGATAAGCAAAATGTGAAGCCTGTATTTGGCATTGAAGCATATTTTGTTCCATCAATCGGTTCAGATGGTGACGGCAAGCATGAGAGATATCACCTTATTCTTTTGGCTAAGAATAATGAAGGCCTTCAAAAGTTATTCAAGGCTTCAAGGACTGGATGGACAGATAACTTCTACTACAAACCAAGAATGGATTTTGACCTTCTTGAGAGCCTTGTAGATGACGACATTGTTGCATTGTCAGGCTGTATGGGTAGTGCTATCTCAAAGGCTATTGACAATAAGAATTATGCAAGAGCAGAGCAATTGTCAGAGCGCTTTATTAAAATCTTTAAGGATGACTTCTACTTTGAAGTGCAGGCTTGGAACCCCAAGCATATTAATGATGGTTTAATTAATCTTGCTGAGCACTTTGGGAAAAAGGTTGTTGCTACTGCTGACTGTCACTTCCCAACTCATGACGATAGAGGTTGTGAAGAAGTGTTGCTTATGGTCTCTCAGTATCCAAGTATGGGTGCAGCAGAAGAAAGATTGGCTAAAGAAAATAGTGCAATCATTAACGACCCTAGCGCGTCTGTTGTGGACAAGATTAATAAGATGTATCCAAATCGCTCATTGCGATTTGATGAGATTAATCCATATGTTGCAGATGCCGATACCGTTTACAGTTGGTTTCAGGATGCCGGATATTCCAATGTCTCATTCTTAGAGAATACAATTGAAGTAGCAGAGAAATGCTCGGCAAGAGTTGAGAAGAGAAAGAATCTTCTACCAAAATATTCTAAGTTATTCAACTCTGATGATTACCTTCGTGAGATTACTGAGTTTGAATTGCAGAGCAGAGGTCTTGGGGAAGAATACAAGACACGCTTAGAAGAAGAACTTACAATCATTAAGCAACTTGGATTTTCTGATTACTTCTTAATTGTTTGGGATTTGGTTAAATGGGCTGACCAAAATAACATTGGTCGTGGTACTGGTCGTGGTTCTGTTGGAGGAAGTATCTTGGCATATCTCTTAGATATTTCTAAGGTTGATCCTATTAAGTACAGCCTTCTCTTTGCCCGATTTATCAATCCTGACCGTAACGACTATCCCGACATTGACTTAGACTTTGAAGATAAGCGTAGAGGTGAGGTTAGAAACTATCTTCGTGATAGATGGGGTCATGACAAAGTAGCTGCTATTACGACTTATGGAACATATAAGCCTAAGTCTGCTGTTAAGGATGTGTCTAGAGTTTATCAAGTCCCATTCCAAGAGATTAATGCAATCACTCCATACTTTGAGACAATTGAAGAATTAGAAACTTCAGAAAAGGGTAAAATCTTTACAGCAAAGTACCCTGATGTAACTAAGTTGTCAAAGCAGTTAGAAGGTCGTATTCGTAATGCCGGAATTCATGCTGCTGGCATGGTTGTATCATCAATTCCACTAACAGATGTATGCCCAGTAGAATCTAGAAAAGATGTCAACGCAGGTGTGCGTTCGGTTGTTACAGCGTTTGACATGGAAGATGCTGAAGCAGTTGGTCTAATTAAGATTGACGTATTGGGCCTTAAAACTGTGTCAGTCATTAAAGACTGTATCGCAAAGATTAAAGAAAGAACAGGAAAAGATGTTACTCAAGAATCTCTTGAACTCAACGATAGCCTCATCTATAAGAACATTGCAGAGGGTAATACCGTTGGCGTATTCCAAACTGATGCTGCTGCTTATAGGAATCTCATTGAACGAATGGGCGTTGATAACTTCAATGACTTGGTTGTTAGCAACGCTCTAGTTAGACCGGGTGCTTTGCTCTCTCAGGGTAAAACTTATATTGAATGCAAAAAGGGTGAGAAGAAGCCTAAGTATCCTCATCCAATTGTAGAAGATATTCTTCGTGAGACATACGGTACAGTTATCTTTCAGGAACAACTTATGCAAATGGCTGTGCTCATTGCTGACTTCACATGGTCAGAGGCTGACAAGCTTCGTAAGATTATTGGTAAGAAGCGTGATGCTGCCGGATTTGATGAGTATAAAGAGAAGTTCGTAAATAACAAGTACATTACGAGAGAGAAGGCTGAGAAGATCTGGGCTGACTTTGAATTAGCAGCCTTGTATATGTTTAACAAGTCTCATGCTGTTGCTTATTCAATGCTCTCTTATCAGACAATGTGGTTAAAGACTTATTATCCTCTTGAGTTCGTATGGTCATTGCTGTACAACGAGGATTCAACAGACAAGATTACTGCTTACCTTATGGATGCTCAACGCCTTGGGGTTAAGGTTCTGCCTCCTGATATTAATGAGTCAGATGAATACTTTACTATCGGTCATGAGGATGGAGAAGAAGGTATTAGATTTGGTTTGAGCAATGTACAAGCTTGCGGTAGAACTGCCATTGATGAGATTATCTCTAAGCGACCATTTAACTCTTACGATGAATTCAATAACAAATGCTCTAAGAGAGCCGTAAGATCCAATGTCAAAGAAAACTTAGAAAAGGTAGGTGCATTCAAATCAATCGGGTTTGAATCGCAATACGAACATGAGCGTTATTATCTCCCAATCTTAGGATTCCCCATCACCATTGTTTCGGATAGAAATGAGATGGATGAATTCGTAGAGGATATAGCAAACTTCCATGAGATTAACTCTCCATTGACGCTGGTTAAGGCTGTCGTTCGTTCTACTAAGAAAACACCACAATACCTCCGTATTGAATTTGAAGATGCCTCAGGCTCGGCTACGGTGTTTGCAGAGCGTGATACAGAGGTGGCCGTCAGAGACTATCTCTATGCCCTTATTGGTGACAGAACGCTTCACTCATTTAGTGACGCTTTTAACTATATTGATTCACCACTACATGAGTTCATTAAGCTGAGAGCCAAGGGCTTTGAGCATGACTATGGGTGGCTGTATCCATCGGGGTTGGGAGATGCTGACAACGAAAAGACGCTGTTGTATATCTTCCATACAAGATTCTTTACAACACAGACTGGTAAGGATATGGCAAACCTGTATTGCTGGGATGGGAAACAGATCTTTAAGATTGTGGTCTTTCCTGGAGTCTTTGGGAAACTGAAAAGTATTATCAAAAAGGGCTCTTGGTATGCTGCAAAACTTGCTAAGATTGAGGACAAGAAAACTCTCACACGATTGGACTCGTACAAGATTGAAAACGAGCGAGCGATGATTCCGATTGAGAAGTATATTGACATGAAAGGACTAACGCAAAATGTTTGATGAAATCATTGCCACTACAAAATGGTCGGAGTCACATGGCGCTGAAGGAAGTAACCCCGGTATGGGCTTCTTCTATTATGGATTGCCATATGTGCTAAAAGCGTCACGATGTGTATGTCTTGGATCTGGTGCTGGCTTTGTCCCTAAGATGATGTATAAGGCACAACAAGACTTAATATCTGAAGGAAGTATCTATGAAATTAATATCTCCCTTGTTGATGCTGATATCGGCCCTTGGGGTAGACCAAACTACGAAGGCGGTATTAACGATTATCCAGAGATTGTTCGTATTAAATCTTTAACGGATGATGCAGTAGATTTATTTAATAATATTGATTACTTACATGTTGATGCTGACCATTCGTATGACCAAATCTACAAGGACTTGTCTAACTATGGCACTAGAATGAATGGTAATAAATGGGCGATTACGGTACACGATACCTTTAACCCATCAGATGGAGATCATCCTCCGATTGGCTCTTATCATGCTTCAGTAGATTGGGCTAGAGATAATGGACACGATATCGTTAATTTCCCAATTGGGTGCGGTACGGCATTGATTATGCCAAAGGTTGGTATGTAATGGATAGATGGGAATATCTTGTATCAAAAGAATATAAACTCCGTCATCACATTTGTGAATATTATCTAGACCATACATTGGATTTTGTAATTGACATTGGAGCTTATAAGACATCAATCAAGAGTAATGATTGGGTTATACCAATTGACCCTCTAAAGACAATTCCAGGCTCCTATCATGGAACTGTAAAAGAATGGGTTAATGAACATTCTGATTTATTGAATAGCAATAACTACGGAGTAATGGCTCTTGGTTTAGAAATTGAAGGTGATGAGAGTGAATGGAACTCCTTCTTAACCCTTGTCAGAGGAGCAAAGATTGTTATCATAGAGCACTCAATAGAGCATGGGCCAAGCATTTTACAGTTTAGCGAAATAATTGGGACAACTGATAAGAAGATAACAACAACTATGGACTTTGAATTTTGTGATATACAAACCCCCGGTTTTGTACCTCATACAAAGAGAAGATTAGCAATACTAGAAAGAAAATAATGTTAGAAAAAGATAAAGAAATAATGGAGTCAATCAAATGGTGGCATAGAGTCCCCATTGGTGATGAAGTAACTCCTGGGCAAAACCAAGACTCAAATATAACTCTTGAATTGATGGACTTACCAAAAGACTTGACTGGGAAAACAGTTCTTGATGTTGGATGCTGGGATGGATTCTATTCATTTGAGTGCGAAAAGAGAAATGCAAAGAAGGTTGTTGCCTCAGATCGTTTTGTTTGGGATGAGCCAAGTATTACTGATGCTGCTTTTGATTTTGCACATAAGCACTTGAAGTCAAAAGTAGAAAAACTACATTCTTATGTAGAAGATTTGCCATCAAAAGACTTGGGCAAGTTTGATATTGTATTAATGCTTGGTGTCTTATATCATGCCAAGAACCCAATCCAATACATTGAGATTGCTAAAGAGTTGTCTAAAGGTGTTGTAATTTTTGAAACAGTCGTTGACCTTCTTGATATCTCTGTGCCAGCAGTTCGTTATTATGTGAGTGATGAATTAAATCATGACCCAACGAATTTCTGGGGTTTTAATGAGTTGGCGATGAAGGGCATGATGAAAGATGCCGGATATAAGAATGTTAAAGCAATTAATCTGCCAAACCCTGGTAGAATGATATTTATTGGTGAAGTTTAGAAAGGAACCAAATGTTAATAGTAGATAAAAGAAAAGGCGACCTTATGCCTGTGCATGAGGTTATTGAAACTCCAAGTGTTGGTCTTAACCGAGCTCTTGGTGGAGGATTAAACACAGGTGCTACTCACTTGTTTTGGGGTAACCCATCCGTAGGTAAGTCAACCATCTGTTTCAGAATCATTGCTGAAGCACAATCAAAAGGATTTAGGCCGGTTATCGTTGACTCAGAGTATTCTTTTAATGAAGAATATGCTGCTAAGTGCGGTATCAATGTAGATGACATTGTTGTTATCCAGTCAACGGTTGTTGAAGATATCTTGAAGCATCTTCATCCATACCTTAATCATCAGGAAGAAAAGCATATCTTCTTGTTTGACTCTCTTTCTAATATCATTAGACAAGAGGCATATGATAAGCCTGAGGGAAGCAAGGCAATTGGTTTGCTCGCTCGCTCACAGGGCGCTCTTCTTCAGCAGTTGGTGAACTACCTCCATAAAGAGAGAAACATCATGATTTTCATTGCTCACCAGACAATGGACTTGAGCGGTATGTATGCAGTTACAAAAGCTAAGATTGGTAACTCTGTATTCCATAACATGCATAATATCATTAAGTTATTCCTTTCCCAATCTTCCAAGGAAATGGAGAGAGATGATCGCAATATGATTACTTCCCAAAAGGTTGCTTGGACAATTGAGAAGACTAAGCAGGTTGCAAGTATTGGCACTAAGGGTGAATACTACGTTCTCCCTCAGGAAGCATCTATTGATAAGTATCGTGAAATGCTTGATATTGCAATTGAGATGAATATCATTGAACGCAGAGGCGCTTGGTTCTTCTATGAAGAAGAAAAGTGGAATGGAATGGGCAAGATTAGCCTTACCGATAAGCAAATCGAAGATATTAATGCTAAAATATTAGGATGAAGCTTTTAATTAAACTTTTTGCCGGATTTGCAACATTAACAGGAATTGGCGTAGTAGCTCTATATGTAATTCTTGATACCATTGCTAGAGCGGAAGATAACGAATATTTCTACGAATAATGACAAGTGAATTAATATTCTCATTACATACAGACCAGCATATTAAAGATGCAGTTAATATATTTGGCTATGCATATGGCTACAATAGAATAACAAAGCATTTTAATGAATTTGTATACCGAAATTTAAAACTTCGCGCTGTGCAAAATTCTCCAGAAGCACCAATTCAGATGTTTTATATGGAACCTGAGTGGTACAACCAAAGCACAATGACAAATCTTAGGAGTCCTGACTTTAAAAAATTCTATGACCATCAATATAAGATTTATGGTACGCATTTGGAAGCAACTAAAGTATGGCCTCATTGGATTGATTCAATGAATGCAGTTGATGAAATATGGGTCGGCAATCAGTTCGCAAAAGACTCAGTTCTTAACTCAGGAGTAACTACTCCTACATTTGTTTTTGAACATGGCATTGATGATATGTGGAAACCAAAGCGTAGAGGTCAAGGAGATAAGATTAGATTTCTCCATGTTGACTCTGATAGTCCAAGAAAAAGAGCTGATCTTGTTGAAAAAGCATTCTTAGAATTATTTAAGAATAACCCAAATGTTGAAATAACTTTTAAACATCACGGTTCTGAAAGAACTCCTGTATTTTCTATTGATCAGTTAAATAGAAGATACTCTGATGGAAATATAAACAGAATTTATGAAACTTTATCTCAAGATGAAATGGTTGAACTATTTTATTCTCATGATATTTTGATTTACCCATCAGAGGGCGAAGGCTTTGGATTTATCCCCCTTCAGGCTTTGGCGACAGGTATGCCAACGATTTCAACTGGTAGATGGTGCTCTTATGAGAACTATTTAGGTGGAAATGTTATTGAATCAAAACTTGGTAAAACAGAACATACTGGATATCACTATGGTGAAGTAGTTCTTGCAGATTATGATTCTCTACTTCACCTCATGAAGAATGCTGTAGATAATTTTGAAAAGCAATGTGATTATTTTTATGCACAGGCTAATGATGTTTATAATAAATATAATTGGCAAAATAGATGTGATCAAATGCTCACAGATTTGATAAAAAGAGTTGGCATAAAGATGCTAAAACCTCTGCCTGATTTTAAACCAATCCCCCCTGCCTATCTCGTCTATGAAGGAAACGGCTCTTATTCAACAAGTGATGGAGTTAGATTTGATAAAGATAAAAGAATATCCTCTGTTAAAGAAGAGATTTCTTCATCATTACTAATGACCGGGCTGTTTAGAAAAGCAACCGTTGAAGAAATTAAGAAAATAGATACTTACTACTCGTACATCTAGATTCTGTTAGTGGTACAGTTCTTCGCAACGACAACAGAAAGTGCGATATGCAAACATTTTTACCGTACCCAGACTTTAGAGAGTCATTGCAATCACTTGATTACAAAAGACTTGGCAAGCAAAGAGTGGAGTCTTTTCAAGTTCTGAATGTACTTCTTGGCAGAGCAAAGCCTAAGTTTAAAAAAGATGGAACAGTTTATTACGGATGGGAAAACCATGTTGTAACAAGAATGTGGAGAGGCTATGAAGAAGCTCTCAAGTTGTATCTTAATATCTCAATTGAAGAATGGATTAGTCGTGGTTATAACAACACGATGAAGTTTGAAGATGTTGACAATTCAAAGTTAATCTTGCCTGAGTGGTTTGGTCGTGAAGATATTCATCGTTCACACCGTTTCAAACTTGCATGGAAAGATTGGTCTTGGTATTGCGATAAGTTTGATGATGTAATTGAGCAGCCAATTGCTGAGCCAGAGTATGTTTGGCCTGTATAATAGACTTATGAAAAGAACAGAAAAAGAAGAAATAAAAAGAGACAAGGCTAAAGCGGTTAAGAACTCCGGAAGAGGCTTGAAGAAGGGTGATGCTGAGTTTCACAATTTCCTTCTAGATTACAAGCACAATGGATCTTCATTTACGCTTACCCGTTTAGCTTGGCTCAAGATGCGTAAAGATGCATGGAAAGCAAATCATAAATATCCTTGCATTTCTGTCGTTCTTGGAGAGGATTCCGATGTGAAGGTTGCTATCATTGAGTGGGAAGTGTTCAAAGAACTAATTAAGGATTCAGAATATGAATAAGCACAAAGTCCATTTTACTGCTGCTAGAGATAACTGGAAAACACCAAAGGCATTTTATGAAAAACTCAATGAAGAATTTAACTTTGATTTCGATCCTTGCCCTCCTAACCCTCAGTTTGACGGTTTGGAAATTGAATGGGGTAACTGTAATTTTGTTAACCCTCCTTATGGCAACATTATTGCCAAGTGGTTAGAAAAAGCAGTTGACGAACAGAGCAAAGGCAAGACCTCTGTGTTCCTAATTCCTAGCCGTACAGATACTCGGTGGTGGCATAACTTTGTCATGAACGCTGATGAAATTCGTTTCATCAAGGGTAGACTTAAATTTGACGACCAGAAGAATTCTGCACCGTTCCCATCCGCACTCATCATCTTCAAAGGAAAGTAACAATGAAACAATTAACTTACGGAAGCCTATTCGCAGGAGTAGGTGGATTTGACTTGGGTTTTGACTCTGCCGGTTGGGAGTGTTCATTCCAAGTTGAATGGGATAAGAATTGCCAAAGCGTATTGAAAAGGCATTGGCCTAATGTTCCCAAATTTGAAGATGTAAGAGATGTAAATGGTGCAGACTTACCGCCAGTTGATTTAATATCATTTGGTTCACCATGTCAGGACTTATCTGTAGCAGGTAAGCGTTCAGGTCTTGATGGAGACCGTTCAGGCTTATACTTTGAAGGTATAAGAATAATCAAAGAAATGAGAGAAGCAACTAATGGAGAATTTCCAAAATGGGCAATCTGGGAGAATGTACCCGGCGCCCTCACAAGTAATAAGGGAGAAGACTTCGCAGAAGTCCTCAACCAAATGGCTGACATCGGGGCATTGGGAATTGAATGGCACATCTTGGATGCACAATGGTTCGGAGTCGCACAACGCAGAAGAAGAATCTTTGTCATCGCTTGCTGGGACTCTTCAGCCCTTGAGCGAAGTAGCGGACAAATATTACCTGTCCCCCAAGACAGCAATGGGAATATTAAGAAGGGCAGAAAGAAAAGGAAACAGTCTGCCAGAACTGCTGAGAGTAGCGCTAATGAAACTGTCTGGTATGGACAATCAGGACACGCCAAATGGACAGAAGGAGGAGTAACTCTTGCTGCTAGTGATTACAAGCGCCCTGAGAGAAACTTTGTCCTTGAGCCTTTCGTAAAATCTAAGAGAGCGCAAAATCATACTGATGATGAATCATGGGTTGACAATGCAGTAGCTCCAACGCTTAATGCTTTTGATAACACAGGAGAAACAAGAGCAACTGTTCTCGTTGTTGATGGTACAAGAGTTAATGATGTTCGTGTTTATGATGATGATATGGTTCCAACATTGAAGCACCGTATGGGGACTGGTGGTGGACAAGTTCCTGTTTTAGCCTATGATGGTTATAACAATAAGGTTAGCGAAGATATTTATCGCACAATCCGTACAGGCATTGATTCAGCAGACCATATTGCAATTCCAATTCAAGGGACAATCATTGGTCGTGCAGATACTTCCGGTCCGCAAGGAAAAGGATTTGGAGATATTGGTGATCCATCTTATACATTGGATACAATCTCTCAGCATGGCGTAATGTCGCCTGAGCTTGTATTGAGAAGATTAACTCCTGTTGAATGCGAAAGATTGATGGGATTCCCTGATGACCATACAGCAGTTGATTACACAGGCAAAAAGATTGCTGACACTAATCGCTACAAGATGTGTGGAAATGCAATTGCTTCACCAGTGTCTGAATGGATTGGCATAGAGCTAAAGAAGTTAATAGAAAGCGCTTAATGGAAGACTTTCAGTTTTATGTTGGGAGTCACAACCCATCATGGCTATGGGGTAAAGAGAACACAACACCGCTATTTATATCAATTCGCCGTTTTCGCAAATATAAAAAGTATAAAAAATCCTTAGCGAGATGGGCTTGTGATAGTGGAGGTTTTACTGAGTTATCTCTTTATGACAAATGGGTTACTACTCCTGAGCAGTACATTGAAGAATTATACCGACTCCGTGAAGAGGTAGGTATGATGGATTGGGCTTCACCACAGGATTGGATGTGCGAGCCTCATATGATTGTTAAAACTGGTAAAAGTGTTGATGAACATCAGAAATTATCATGTGAGAACTTTTTAAGATTAAAAGAACTTGGCCCTGATTTACCAATTATTCCGGTATTGCAGGGATGGGATCCATCTGATTACTTAAAGCACTTAGATTTGTATTCTAATTATGGAGTTGATTTACGCAAATACGATACTGTTGGGATGGGCTCATTCTGTCGTAGAGCAAATGTTCAGGGAGTTAACGAATTAGTTAATGAACTATATAACTATGGAATAAGAATGCATGGTTTTGGATTAAAGAAAGACGGTTTGACACTATTTGGTGATAAACTGGTCTCATCAGATTCAATGGCGTGGTCTTTCACAGGAAGGGCTGCTGGTTGGAAAAATATTTACCTTTGTGGTACTACTCATGAGAAAGCTATCTCATGCGGTAACTGTCATGCTTGGGCTATGAAATGGGCTGAGTCGGTAAAAACATCAAGAAAGAAGAAAAATGACTGACATTATTGTAGACATTAACTTTATTGCCGATAATATGGGCGATAGGTCAAAAGAATTTATTGATTGCATGAGAATCGTGCAAGATATAATTGATAACCCTAATCATTATATTGGGGGACAAGCTATTAAGTATGCTAATCTATTAGCAGCCTATAGAACACAAATGATTATTAAATCACAGGCGTTCAAGAGAAGGTCAAGCTTAATGAGTGAGCAAGACAAACTGGTTAATGATATCTGGAAGACAATGTATGAAGCATTGTCAGAGAATATCAATGTTCTCAAGCTTGCCTCAAAGGGGAATTAATTGAAATCTTTAAATGCCCTTAGGCAACCAAAAGAACCTGCTATCCAAAAGACTGGCGATGACATTGTAAACGACTTTGCACAGGCTATAGACGACTTCTTAGAGAAGCGTAATGCTCCTGCGACAAAGAAGGTTGGCGGTTTCCATCCTAGTTATACCAACCAATGCGCTAGGTACTGGTATTACTTATTTGAGGGTACAGAGATGACAACAATCTTCCGACCTCAGACATATCGTATCTTTGATAACGGTCATGCTGTTCATGAAAGATTGTATAGTTATATGAGAGAGATGGGCATTCTTGTTGCTGAAGAAATTCCGGTGACTCATGATGATCCGCCAATTGAAGGAACTGCTGACGGTATTATTGATCTTGATGGTCATAAACTAATCGAATTGAAGTCAATCTCTAATGAAGGTTTCCATTATAGAAAACTTCATAATAAGCCAAAAGATGACCATTTTAGACAAGCTCAAATCTATATGAGGTGTCTTGACCTTCCATCGGGTCTTGTTATTTATGAAAATAAGAATAATCAAGAAATTCTTCCTATTTTCGTAGAGAGAGATGATGTTTTTATTGATAAACTATTTAAGAAGTACAAGGGCATTTACGAGGCGTTCCTAAACCGAGAAATCCCTGCTCAGCCATATAAGCGTAGTTCTGCAAAGTGTGCAGACTGTGCTTTGGCTGATAAATGCTGGTCAGGGAATGTTTGATAGTGAAGCAAGAATTTGTCAAAATGATGAATGTAAAAAAGAATTCGTAGCTAAGGTTTACAATACAATCTACTGTTCACCAGATTGTAGAAAAGTTGTAACTAATAAAAAGTTATTAGAAAACTATTACAGAAAAAAAGATAATAAAACAAGAAAGAGAGTATGTATTACTGATAACTGTAATACAGTGCTCTCTTCTTATAATGATGAAGACATATGTGAACAATGCAAGAATGAAAGATACATCCAAAGACTTGTTGGATGGGGTTGGGATGAGAATAAACTCAGGGAAGAACAGCGTTGATTATGCGCTATACTATATAAGTGAGTTTAAGATCAATTGTCAACCATCAAGGATGGAATAAGCTAATAGCGATAGACCCAGCTTCTCACTCTTTAGCCTGGGCAGTTATTGACAATCAAAAGAACGTATTGGCAACGGGTAAGATTGTTTTATCAAAACAGAAAGAACCTTATGATAAGTTTAAAGTTATTGCCGAAGAACTTGTTGCTGTGATAAATGAATATAAACCAGATGTTGCTGCTATTGAACAATCTGTTTACATTCAGAACTTTCAATCAAGCAGAATTATTTCGTACATGATTGGTTTTACTTGGGGTTTGCTGTATCAGAATGGCGTTAAGACGCGAGATATCAATCCATTGAGTTGGAAGCCTAATATCGGTTATAAGAACCTTACAAAGCAGGACAGGAAGGTTCTAGAAGAGAATGGACAGAAAGGTTCTATTCAGATTAAAATGAAGAATGAGAGAAAGCAAAGAGTAAGAGAGATTGTTTCCATTGCTTATGGAGACGATACTCCCGGTCTTGAAGATGAAGATATTGTAGATGCATTAGGCATTGCTTTATGGTATTACAAAACAGGAGGTAACTAATGGCACTTGAGCCATATAAATGACAAGGCCTTCCTGTACGAACATTATGTCACTAAAAGAATGAACTTAACAGATATTGTTAAACTTCTTGAAAAGAATTACAATCTAAAAACAAGCCCTCAGACAGTTTATAA